TCAAGACGATCAACCAGTTCTACGTCAATGATATTGTATTCAACAAACTTCTGCCAACCTTTTGTATAGAAGTCCTTGAATGTATCAAACTCACTGTGATCGAGTTTCTTTTGCCCCAGTTCAACACTTGCAATATAATCCAATCGGTAAGACTCTTGTGCCTTATATGTAAATTTCTTGTATAAATCAAGATAGTCTAACTGTGAGACACCACCAATATCATATGATATATGTTTACGACCTGCAATAAAAGTTTCACATTCAGTTACCAGACCCCAAGGTGACATTCTCTTCATTAACTTATCACCAAGAACACGATTCAATCTACGACATACGTAGGGAATATCATATAACTTACTATTCCAACCAGTAATAACTTCTGGTGTATTGCCTTCAATCATCCACCAATGTATGAAATCATGTAGTAATTCATACTCTGTTCTAAATGATTTGTATATTACATTCTTTTGTTTGTTATTAAACTCACCTAAACCCCATGTGCGTATCTGTTTGGTTTTATAATCTTGTATTGATATGAGAAGTATTTCTTCTGCAGCAGATTCTACATCAGGAAATCCATTCTCGGACTTAACCTCAATATCAATTGTTGTGAGTTTTATCTTATCAATATCGAATATAAGTTGCTCTTCTGGATAAAGATCTGAAATGTATTGGTAGATATATCTTTCATTTCCATAGATGTCAAAGTTCTCTACATCATTATATTTTTTTACAAATTCACGACATTCTCTTACAGTACCAGGTGCCACAGATTCAACATAATCACCTGTCAATGTTTTGTATTTTGTTTTCTTTTTTGAGGGGACAAAAAGGGTTGGATAAAACTTCTCACGAGTCATGAAGTGTTTACCATCTTCATATCCTCGAACCAAGAAGTTGTCACCAACCATTTGGACGTTTGTATAAAATCGCATTATTCAGTGAGTTCTAGATATTTTTCAACTATATCTAAAGTTGGATCTGCCAAAGTTAGTATACTATCAGAGTGTAGCATAAATTCTTTCTGTGCGGAATAGTCAATCCAAGATTCTAAAGTATATAAATCTCCTTGTCTTACCAACTTGTATGGATCGATAAGTTTACAATCTGGTTCACCCAGTTCTGATCCCACTTCTACGATTTCAGATACCAATACGGTATCGTTCTTAAGCAGTAGGCACTTGATTATCTTTTGCATTTATTTTGTCCTTATACATTTTCAATACACTATCTATCGGTTCAGCAAGAGTCACGACCCAATCTCTTGGAACAACTAATTCACGATCAGATGACATGAGAATCCATTGAGAAAGAGATATCTCAACAGATGTGTCTGTGTCTGATACCAAAAATGATTTGTTGATAGTGAGTGTTTCTGGATCTTTGAACAGATACCCAACTGGTTTTTCTTCTGACATAAGTTCCTTTATATCAGATACCACTTGCTCACCAGATTTTAACAGGGCAATTTTAATTGACATCTTTTATATGTTTTATGTAATAATTATAGCAATAAAAAAGGGGATCGTCAAGATCCCCCTTCTAATTAATTTTTCATTTAAAGATAATCCTTTCGTGCATGATGATCAGGAATTATCTTACCCAACTTGACGGTAAGGAGTCCATCTTTAAATGAGACATCCCTGACTTCAATATCTTCCGATAGTGACCAGGTTCTGTTGAAAGATCTTTGAGCCAATCCTTGATGGACATACTCGGATTCTTTCTCTTTTGCCTCTTTCTTTCCTTCAATGATAAGTTTTCCATATTCTGTATACACTTTGAGATCTTTTTTGCCAAATCCTGCTAGAGCGACCTCTAATACAGATTCTACATTATTTACATGAATAAGATTATATGGTGGATAATTAGATGAATAATCTGCATTAAAAAATCGGTCTAGATAATCATCCATACCTATACCGTTCTTTGAAATTATTTTCATCAACTCTGGTAAATTTGCAGAGTGATACCTTTGTAGTGCTGTCATAATAGTTCTCCTTTAAAAGCGAGTGTAAGTTTTGTCCCCGAAGGCGACACTACTATTTAAGCACAAAACATAAAAAAAGGGGATGTTGAATCCCCTACTGTTTTATTCTGTTTCTTCTACCTTTTTCTTTTTTGCACCTATATTATACTTTGTTTCTAATATCCAATCACCTTTATCTTTATAAGATAGAACTTTAATTTGATTAAGTGGAGCAATATCTTGTATTCTTTTTGTATCTACAACACCAATCAATCCCCAATCTGCAAGTAATTGTGTAATACGATTACGTCTTTGAACATCATTAGACGTTAAGTTTGCATGCTTACCATCTAATGCAAACAATTCTTTAAAGTGAACTAAAAAATATCTTCCCTGTTTATGTAAAATATGGCAAGACTGATAAATCTTTTTCTCTTTACGTGATGCTACTCCGATACGAGTCAGTGTTTCACGAACTTTTAAAAAATCATCTGGTTCACCTAATGTAACTTCGACCATCTGGTCGGGAGTCCATTTCACTTCAGATGCCTGAACCACGCTCATTTTGTGCCTCCAATCTCAAACTTCGATCTTATAAAAATAATTTGTTCTTTGGTCAGAATCCTCAAAGCTTGTTTTGCTTTTTCGTCACTATAATGATAATAACGTTTCACATAATCAAGGTCTTTGATCGTATCCTTACGGAGCCAAGGAGAAAATCTTTTCTTTGGTCTCACTGTATTTATAAAAAAGTCATATTGCATACGCTTTGGTAAAAAAGAATACATATTCATTTCATTAGAATACATAATCGTGTCAAGATGTCCTGATAAACAACGATTTATAATGTATGGAGGGTAATCTTTTTCAGTGGATGGATCTTCATCCATTATATTTTTCTTTGTAAGGTTGATTGAATTTAACCAATCTTTCAATTCAGACATAACTAATTAATGATTTTATAGGAACATTTGGAACATTAGACCTACCATTTAATCCTAGCAGTTCTATTACAAATGCACAACCTACCAAATCTCCTCCTGCTTTTTGAATTAATTTAGAAGCAGCTTTTACTGTGCCACCAGTTGCAAGTAAGTCATCAACTAATAATACTTTTTTATTATTTAAAACACCAGATTTTATCTCAAGTCTATCTTGACCATACTCTAAAGAATAATTAATTCCAATAATATCGCCAGGTAATTTACCTTTTTTTCTTATTGGAACAAATCCTATTATTTCTTTCGCTGCCAGAGCACTACCAATTAAAAAACCTCTTGATTCAATACCGACAATATAATCAGGTTTTGAATTATTCTTTTGTAGTTCTTCTATAAAATCTCTTAAATTACTCATCACTACAGAGGTTGCCACTGGATCTTCCAGTATAGGAAACATATCTCGAAAAAGTATTCCTTTTTTTGGAAAATCAGGATAATCTGAAACTAAATCTTTTAAGTTCATAATTACATTTTACCACTATATAATAAATTTTGAAAGAGTTGATTACCTCTCTTTACATTCTCTTTCCAATCAGACGCAGCATTTTCATCTGCCTTGTCTGATATGTATTTAAAACATTTGAAATCAACATCATATTTTTTACATACTCTGGCGATTGCATATGCTTCCATATCCACTATGTCACATTCTATTTCTGGTTTATCAACTGCGAAAGAATCACCACTTCCAATGACTAAACCTCTTCTACCAATACGAACACCTTCTTCAAATGGAGTCTGACCTAATCTAAATCCAAGTGGACGAACATCCATATCACGATCAACGTATCCAGTAACTTCTACAAGTCCAGTTATATTACCAACAGCACCTGCGGTTCCGTAATTAATTATTCTTTTTGCTCCTGCATCTATCGCCTCCATTGTAGAAATAGTAGCGTTTACTTTACCACAACCACTTATGTAAACTGAATATCCTTTCAAACCCTCTGCTTCTTCTGGTAAGGCAATAATTAATTTAGTGTTCATATTTTTACAAATTTATAAGCAAGAGATGTTCGTAAACCAATATGTAGTCTATGAGGTGCCCCTGCGTAATGTAGAATGTTGGAGGAAAATAAAAGTGCTCTATTTGCTTTATACGTAATTGTCTTAACTACTTCGTCAGTTTTTAAATTATTTTTATCTAAATTCCAATCATCCCACTCTTGAGTTTTTTCATATTTAGGTCCTGATCTATTAATGAAATGTAAATGACCTTCCCAATCTACCTGCCATTCATTTGGAAAATATAAGAAAGTTAAATGACCATCATCTGTATGTGGATATCCAGATTGACCTGCTGTTTGTCCATTTGCATATATTCTTAAACATTCCATATTGATAAGATTTAACTTATCTGTAATGATATTTTTTAGATAACTATTAAAATAATCCTCAACTTCTAAATTATCTATATGCCACAAACGATTTGTAGGAGTTCCTCCCGAAAAATTCCATTTTGGTTTTGATAATTCTTGTATTATCCTATTACGATCAGATTCTTTAAAAAAATTATCATAAACATCAATAACAAATTCACTCATACTTTTTAAAAAATTCCTTCATAGATGATTGCATCTGTCCAGTATTTTCTTTTGGATCTAATTTATCATATCCTTTTGCTTTTTTCCAGTTACTATAAAGAGCTTGAAGATGCCATGATTGTGATAAACTCTTCGGTCCATTTTCAAGTAATTCTAGTTCCATTTTGTTACTGGTATAAGATTTGTATTCTTCTCTCCAGTTTGAATCATCATAAAGTTGTGTTGTCATTTGTTGTAAGCGAAAGTTTTACCTTTGATCTGGGATTGTCCCTCTGGGTTTTTACCTTGTGGTTGGAATTTACCCACACCTATTCCTTTTGTTTTTGGTCCTAGTCCACCTTTTCTTGTTGCTGATAGTGTACCACGTTTTTTAGTTGATGTCAATACAGAATCTTGTCCATATTT